CCTCTGGGAAAAAATGCGCGGGGGAAAATCTGGTCGTGAGGCGTTTGCGGCCACTCATCTTTCGGCGAATATCGCCGCTCAAATTCAAACTATTCGGGAGCAGCGTGGCTGGACCAAAAAGGAGCTTGCCGAAAGGGCGGGCATTTTTCCTTCGCGAATCTCCGTGATGGAAGACCCGTCATATGAAAAATATTCGTTGACCACTCTGAGAAGGCTCGCATCGACATTCGACGTCGCTCTGATTACTCGGTTTATTCCGTTCAGCGAACTTGTTGATTGGGTTGCTGACCTATCTCCGGAAAAAATGGGGACTGAGCCATTTGAGCGGGACCATTTATTGCAACAAAATACGGAACGAGTGGACAGGTAATCTGAAGTGAGCGAACCTAGCTACACTAAAAAAGAGAGTTATGTCTTAAAATTGCATGAGTTGCTGTGGGCGTTTATTGCGCGAACAGACCCGGATATGACAGGCGATGTCGTCGGATGTGCGGAAGAAGTCTTGAACAATGACAATGACAAAGAGATATAGCCATCTCTCCCGCCGCCCGACATGAGCGGGCGAGCGGCCCCCTTTTGTTCTAAAGTTATCCACAACTTTCTTCAACTTATCCACAGAAAAGTGACCTCCCTGTGGATAAGTCGCTCGACTCAAGGTATGGGATATGCTAAGATCATATAAGATAAGAGATCGAGAGGTGTTGCCCGTTTCGGGCTCTCAACAGAGGGATCTATGGGAATGAAACAAGATAATGAGAAGAGACTCGCAGCCGTGCGCCGCGCCGCGCGAAAAGCCGACGATCCGGATATGCGGCGGCTCTGGCTACACCATGCAAATCATTTTTACAGGAAGATGAAAAATGTACCTCCTGATCACCACAATCGGAGACGAGGACCACTGGTTCATCGGGTTTCTTAGTGAAGCAAGCTGCACGGCCCAAGCGCTCTTAATGGAAGCAGACTGGTGGGCCTGCGTCCCTGTTTCTGGCTGATGAAAAAGAGAAAGCTTAGACGCATAAATCCGGTTGCCCGAGCTTTGCGATCCAGGGCGCTCAAGCAGCGCATAGTGCGCGCTCGTAAGGGACGCGGCTCATATCGCCGTAAATCTACAGGAGAGGATAAGCCATGGCAAAAGACTACTTGATAGAAGTCCGCGTCAAAAACGGCTACCTGCATGGAAAAATGCGCGAAATGGGCTTCCACACAAACGTCGCTCTCAGCGAAAAAAGCGGCGTCGATCCATCCCGTATCAGCGAATTTTTAAACCTCAGAAGCTATCCCATGAGCCGTAAAACGGGGGAATGGCTCTCAGGCGTGATGCAGCTTGCCGAGGCCCTCGATTGTCTTCCCCAGGACCTGTTCCCACCCCAGCATCTGCAAAACACGCTGCAAAAAAATAAGGCGGAATTTGAGCTAAATCTGGACGAATTGACCATGCTGGCAGGCGACGATACGCCCGAAACACTGATGCTGGCAGACGAAACACGCGCCACGGTCCACGGCGCACTGGACAAACTCGCGGAGGCGAATCCACGCAAAGCGAAAGCGGTTCGCGAGCATTTCTTCGAGGACGCGACCTTGGAGGAGATTGGCGACAATATGACGCGCTTAAATCACCTCCAGCAGCCTGATGGGGTAGGTGTCTCTAGATCGCGAGCGAGGTCTCTTTTGCTCGTGGGCATGAGGGACCTGAAGAAAATTCTTGCAAAAGATTTTCGTGACAGGAGGCTCCATGGCTGGTCTGTTTAGATCGTGTACACTGTTGACACCTAAGTACGTAATTTACAAATAAAGTTTTTTTCAAAATCGCTGTAGTATGGTGTCACAGGCGTTAACTTTGTTAACAGGCTATATTTTCCTTATGTTATAGAGGGTTACGAGAGACGTTTTGTTAACACCAACGTATACGGCAAAACGGCGGTGTCAACACGATTTTAGTTAGTTTAGGTTAAAAGCTACTTGAAAACCGGGGTGCGATTACTTAAAATAACTGTTTGGCGGATATATGTGGGACTTTACGGTGTTAACAAATCAAGAGTTTGTGTTAACAAGACTTGTAAGGTACTGATTTAGTTGAGGAAAACATGGACGAAAAAAAGAGAATTGCACGATTATTGGATAAACCTCTAACGAGGCGACAACAGAAATTTGTGATGGAACTCGTCAGTAACGACGGTTTAATCACGGCGCGAGAGGCCGCTATACGTAGCGGATTTGCCCCCGGCTCTTCTCACAGTCGCGCCCACGAAATGATGAACCCAAATATCTGTCCGCACGTAGCCCGAGAAATTGAGCGTTACAGAGCGGAGCTAGATGAAAAATACGAAGTTGGCTACAAGCGCCACGTACGCGATCTTCAGGTGCTTAGAGACAAATGTGTAGAAAACAATGCTTGGTCAGCCGCCGTCCAGGCCGAGCGCCTTCGAGGCATGGCGCAGGGTGGAATCTACGTAAATAAATCAGAGGTGCGGACTGGGGCCATCGAGTCCCTCAGCCGTGAGCAGGTGGAGGCCGAACTTGAAAAAATCCGACAGGGCTTTGAAGAATCTGTTATCGATATCACCCCCACAGAAATCGAAGAACAAAGTGCCGAGAGCGGCGATGAACCGGGAAGCGGGTCTGTGGAAACTCTTGAAGCTGGGCTTACAGAAGACGAAGACGCGCCGGATTGAAGCTACCCGGCTTGAGTCTTGGGCCACCCCCGGCGTTCCGGATGTGATGCTATGCGCGGAAAACGGCGCGTTTTGTTTTTTGGAGTTGAAGGTTGTCAAACATAAAAAAATCAACCTATCTCCGCACCAGTGTGCGTGGCTGTCTCGACACGGCCATGCAAACACTTGGATCATCACGCGCGGCTCGGACCTCATAATCAATTGCTATCGTGGGTTTGATGTTGTGGAGTTGCGCATGTGCGGTCTATCAGCCGTGGAGCCTGTTGCGACGTTCGCGGAGCCCTACGACTGGGCGAAATTTTACCTGTTGCTTTGCCCTCTTGAATAAGGTATAAGATAAGTCCTACACCTAAACAGGAGGACGCGACATGAACACGGCCCTTACGAATATACGAGAATTGTTTGAGCACATGCGCAACAAGACCCTGTGGCCGGGCGCGCCAACGGAATTCGGTGAATTAGATTGGACCGCGTTGCCGACGTTCGGTGGCCCGGATATTGCGGACACCAGTTTCGGTCCGGTTTGGAGTTGGGACGCGACCCAGGTGATAATCGGCGACGAGCCGAAAACAATTACAATTGAGCCCAGAAACTGGGCCTCTCTGGACGTGAAGGAGGACGCGAATAAATGATCGTGGAAAGAGTAGCCGCATGGGTTGCAGCGTTTCTAGACGCATTTTTCGGTGCTGATAAACCTGATGATAAGCGCCGCCGCCGATAATTTTTCGGAAATACTTGACTATATGGGGCGTATCATATACACCTTATATCGGACCTTGGCCGCTGGTAGGCGGTGGAGAATTTAAGAACCGGCTGAAATAGGCCGGGAGTGTGGTTTCTTTAGAGTGTTGCCAGGAACCGTTGCAGCGTGGATAGGATCGTTCTACCAAACGCCTTGACCGTAGGAATGCTTCGTCATCAGGGACAGCTATTGAAATCCGGAGCGGGATTGTGGTAACTCCCGCCAAGGCCCGAAAATACTTTTTAATGCGCCAGGGAAATTTCCCTGGCGTTTTTTTGCGCGTTGCTATAGGGTAAGTCCCATAGCGTTATTTCAACACACCAGCAGGGGGTTCAAATGGCTGATGTTACGACAGTAAGAGAAATTGACTTTTGCGACGCGGAGCTAGCGCGCGATGAGATGCGCGAAATAGTTTGGACGGTTGTCCACAGCCGTTTGTCGAAAGCGGATCTAGCGTGGGCAATGGGCCGCGAGCATCGCACCGAGCAGCAGATATTCGGCGGGTTTGTTTTGGCGCTAATAGCTCACTGGGCGCAAGAGCGCGCCGAGGGGCGTTATGACGCTCGCAATGAGGCTATTTGCAGCGTCGCTAGTAAAATTGTGGAGCGCATGGGCGATGATTGGCCCGATTGTGGTTTGCCGTATATTTAGCTCTCCCGTTGTTACGATTTAAGAGACCCGCCCCGGCGGGTCTTTTTTTGTGCTTGTTACTATAGGATTTATCCCATAGTGTTACGCGGCGTAACGTAACAATAGGGGTAATTACCGACGTTGTGGAGGTTGAAAAATGATCAGAACAATTGAAGCACTGCGCCGCGCCTTAAAACGTGGCGATTACTGCGGCGTTGTCTTATACGAAGGACCGAGTCGAATTGATGGCGCGCCGATTGTCGCCATTGCGTGCCGCATTACTGAAGCGAGCGACAACGCCAAAACCGGCGCAATGGTGCAAACCTTTATTCTGCCTCGTGACGTAGACCCTAACAAAGCGGTTAAAACCGGCGCGGATTCGAGCGTTTGCGGCGATTGTAAATTTCGCCCTATATATAAGGGCAAAACGCGCTGTTATGT